GGGGCTTTCATGCCCTCCGTAGTGAATGGGGTATTAGGAGGGACATTAGGGAATATCATACTTTGATTAGTATTCCCAGCTTGGTGTGCAGGCCTTAATCCTTGCTGTTGTTGCTGCGGCGTTTCCGCAACCTGCATATTATTTTGCTGTTCGAACTGACCAATAAGATCAATGCCTTGGTCGTACGCTTTGAAAACGTCAATTATAGAGCCTGGAAATCCAGACTGACTGTGCCGCTGCAGTAGATGTTTTCTTGTAGCGTTGTCCATCAGACGCCATTTGGTTCGGCGTCTCCCTCTTTGTCAAGGGCTTCACGCTTGAGTTCCAACTCTTTCTCTTTAATGTTGTTGTCCATCATAATCTTCTGCAGGTCAATGTTCAAGCGATTGGCCTGATCTTTTGCCTCTGCATTGATAAGAGCAACTTCAATATCCTTACGTCTGTCTCTATCCTTTTCTTGAGCTTCTGCCTGCATCTTCATCTGCTCCATCTGCATAGCTTGCTGTGCTTGCTGTTGCTGAGCTTGTTGCTGAGCCTGCTCAAGTTCTTTCTGTGCAGCTTCTGCTTTTCTAAGCTTCTCCTTAATTCCAGAGAAGTTTTCGGTATCCATGAGATCGAGAACTGCAGATGCAGGCATCCCGTTTTGGATCATAGCTTGAGACAACTCACGTGCTTGTCTAAGATTCTCTTGGTCTCTACCTGCGTCAGACACGAAGATTCCATATTCAGTTTCCATGTGACCGAGAGAGTCAAGGTCTAAGTACTGCATCGTAGTATCAGGCATGACGTACATAGACTTCTTCCCCGATATCCAAGCTTCTTTAGAGTAGTCAAGCATACCTTGCAGTTCTCTTTGCTCGAAGCGTGCAAACTTTCGGAACAGGTCTTCAGTAATGTGAGAAGACTGAACAATGGCTTGCTGAGACGCACCTTTTCCTTCGTATGCGCCGATGGTTCCTTGTCTCTGTCTATTGACTCCAGAGATTTTTTCCCATTCCTGCATCGTAGTCTCAAGCAGCAGAACATATTGTTCTATTGTCTTGATAGACATGTCCAATACAGACTGGTGTTGCGGTGAGAGTTGTATTCCTTCTTTGTTGTAGTCAACCCATGCGATACCTGTGCCCTCAACGTAGTACATGAACTTATCCAGGTCCCATTTCTTCGGGATCATGTTGATGTCAAACTGTGCGATGATGTCTTTACTACGTGCAATCGCAAGCTCCATGCGGTACTTGAAGATGTTGTAGTTAATCTGGAATGGGATACCCAATGACACCAACGAAATATTGCTTGAGTTGATGTCTGAGTATTTGAAGCCATTAATAGGGAGTTTGCATACAGATGGGTTATCTATAGAAGTTCGTTGGTTAGCGATAGGAGACATCTTGACGTAGAACCTACCGTCAATCTTAGTTCCTTCCCATACTTCGTTGACCCATTCATACTTGATCTTGGCTCCCATTTCTTTCATCTCAGCAGAGAGCTTGTACCCTTCCTCTACTTCGAACTCTTCTATCATCCCGGTTTGATTGTCTTGATAAGACACAAACCCTATACGTTTACGGCTCTTCCAGTACACAGTAACTACTTCAACAAGTCTGTTTCTGTAGACATTGTCGTCAGAACCCGTAGCCTCAGAGCGATAAAGCAAGTATGTATCTACTGACTGGTGTTTTGGGTCTTCTAACTCTAAGCATTGTTGCTCTGTGAGATATTCCCCAAAGTGATCGATGACAGTGGCTGCGTGCGAGTAACGTCTTACTATTGCCCAGTCTCCGTCCTCAACAAACTCCACATCAGGGTCTTTGTCAAAGTCAATATCAATAGGATTTACTACGTCATAGAACGGCTCAGAGCGCCGCACACCTTTGTGCGAGTACGTTTCTCCAGATACCAGAAAGTGAAAGAACTGTTTCTGGAACTTATCGTACATTTCCTGCTCGTACATGATGTAGTTAATCGCTGCCTGCCCTTTAATGGCACGATCATCTACATATGTGCGCTCAAACTGCTCAGCCACTTGCTTAGGTAGCATTGGCTGTTGCTCTTGTATCTGTTGAGTTTGCAGGTCTTTGGGCTCTGCAATCTCTTGAAGGAACATAGACTCAACTGCTTTACGTATCTGTTGAGTCTTAGCTTGCTCTTTCAGACTTACACTATCTGCATTCTTTACAGTTACAGTATAGTTAATAGGCCGCTTGGACTTTTCTCCCAGAAGCAGATCGATGATCGGCTTGATGATGGGGTAGTTCCTAAGCTTGGATGGGAAGTTCTCTCGACTCTTTCCGTATGGTTTGATTACATATCTGTAGTCAGTTTCGTCTACTTCTCCGTTGTAGTAGTCATATAAGGCTTTCAGATTACTACGTCTTTCACTAAGTCCAAACTTAGATATATTGATAAAAGCATCTACACACTCCTCTCTCCACTTCTTAGTCTTCTTGCTTAATGGTAGTCTTTGCTGCGGTATTTTTGCTGCTCCGTACATTCGTGTAAATGTATAAAATTTATTGATAGTTGCGATCGAACCATTCGTTTTGAGACATATCGTTGATTGTTTCTACGACTTCTTTATTGTATAGCTCTCTAGTGTGGTACATTCCCACCATAAATGCCATTACTCGGTCGAAGTTGCCCCTGTGGTTAAATTTAATTAATTCCTGCAATAATCCAACGTCATAAATCTCATGCAAGTTAAGCCTTATATTTCCATCTTCATCTGAACTTCTTGGTGATATTAACCAGTCTCTTATATAAAGCTCTCCCTGACGCTTGCGTTGCTCGGTCATGTGCATTCCGTACTGGCGTCTGACGTTTCTGCTTCGCAGTTCTTTTTTATCTAGCATCTCAAACTCCTCCTGCAGTTTGTGCAGCTTGCGGTAACGCTTAGCATACGCTATGAGTTCACCCCGGTCGTTCTCAAACCCAATCTTTGCGTTGTAGTAGTCAGCTAGCATGAATAGGTTTCTGTTGTATTCATCCTGCGTCTGCGGCCTGCCTATGTAGCTAGCTACTATTATATCGTCGGGTTTAGATAGATTGTTAGGCCTTTTGATTACATATGCAGCACCAAGCGATTGGTTAGTTGTAGACTTACTCTGCGCGTACGGGTCATGGCAAATAACATACAGATTGTGTGGGATATTCCCCTCTTGTGTCTTCCAAGGATTTTGGTAGATCACCACACCCCCGGTTAGGTCATCATCCTTCCTGTGGGGGAACTTAGTGATTGGCTTGATAGATGGATCAGGACGGAAGTCAATCTCCTCGGCCTTGTAGAATAGTACTCCAGCTGTGCCTTCTTTCTCAAGATTGTGTGCTTTAACCCTATTGTATTGTTCCTTGAGCGACGTGACATCGAATACGTTAATTGTTGTCTGTAGCGTCGCTTCTTGTGGGGTGAAGGGGTGCTCAGCTGTGTACTGATCAAGTGCTTTTGCGTCATTTGCTTTCTTTTTGTTTTCTCTAGCCGCCTCTTCAAAGTCTTTGGCGTCTTGTACCATGGAATTCCCATCATCATCCATGAATCCATCTAGGTTTTGGTAGATAGGGACGAAGTATCCGCATGTAGTTCCCATAGCTCCTGCGTCCCATTCGTTGTCAAATGCTAGGCAGTTGTATGCTTCTGGGTGGTAGAACAATTCCTCCAATGACTCAAACCCATGCCCTTCTTCACCACCTGTACCGAAGGCAATCATAGTACCAAGGGTCTTAGAACCCTGTTTCATAGTAGGCATAGCTATCTCCCACGCAGTTAACAGCCCTGAGAACGAGCCTGCCTCCTCAAAGAAGATAAGTTCCCCCGCTTTACCCCTGACTTTGTGTGGATTGTCTTTGAGTGATACCCCAATAATCTGGGATTTCATTCCTAGTGCTACGTCAGTTCCATTAACTCGCTTTTTGTACCCAGCCTGCTTGTGCATTTCCTTGTCGATCAGGCGAGGCTGTGTCCATGCTGTGTTATCGTCTACGAATGAGATAAAATCCCAGGTTTTACTAAGCAATCCGTCCCCAGTTAGGTATTCTTTCTGCTCTGCAAACACGAAGTTCTTAGAGTTACGGATGTGAAAGTAGTTTCGGGCCAGCATTGACCCGGCTTTGTAGGAATATCCCTTACGTCTAGCTTTTAGCACAGACATATGCTTATTTTCCTTGCGGCATCGGTCTACTGCGTGGTAGTATTCGTAGTCTCCGTCGTAGAATGCAGGGAATGTTCGTTCTCTGCGGGCCTGAACTGTCCCATCAGGTAGAACTTCGTCAATTGCACGGTCAATTGGGCAGTAGTTTAAGTAGAAGTAGTGATATCCTGTGATCCGTATGCCGTCTACCTCAAATCCGTACAGACATCTGTTTCTTTCCTTGTCCCAGAAGTCATAGAACTCCTTTGTTCCTTCAAGGGCATCAGTATAATAGCCCTGTTCTAGGAATGCTGCAGCAGCTGGGGAGAATCTTTTCGTGTCCTTGAACATTACTGAGAGTACTTGTTTGTCACTACCCCACCCCTGTTGGGGTTGTCTTTTTGCTGCTGCTTTTTAACCATCTCTTCTAGTTCTTCAAGTCCGTTGACTACCTTACCCATATTGGATAGGTTAGAGATGAGGTCTTTGGCGTGGAATATGGGTTTACCGTTGTCGTCCATCATGGTGAGATCCACTTCTTTGAAGTATTTCTCCAACTTTGTGACAGACTCTCGTGCTGCTTTTAGCAGTTTTATTGCTGAGGACTCTGATAGCTCTCTGTATTTGTCTATTGCCGCACTAACTTTAGGACTTGCGCTTACCTTTAACAGTTCTTTTATATTATCCCACCGGTCTTGTTCTTCGTATACACTGTATGGGGAGCGATGATCCACAAAAAAGTATACAGC